CATTTGATGAATTGGAAAAACTCATGGATGGCCGAGGAGTGGGTCGAAAAATATGAAACGAAGACAGAGAAACAGATGCTGGAGAATGCGGTTGATTTGGAACCGCTTGTCTGTCCGGAGGATACGATCGGGTTGACGTGCGGGATTGATCCGGGGCAGGGAGGATTCTGGTTTGTCATATTGGCGTGGAGTTATGATTTGAGTCCTCACCTTGTTCATTACGGGTTTCTTGTGGGATGGGATGCGGTGAGGGAATTGGTTTGGGAGACAAGATACCGGATAGAAGGGACGGAGAAGTTTATTGAGATTTGGAGGAGTGGGATTGANACGGGGGGAGGGCAGTATGAGAACGAAGATATTACGATGACGGCNGCNGCTTATGAATGGCTGCAGAAATACGGAAGGGGAAGGGCTTTTGCGACAAAGGGGATGTCAAGGAAAGATGCGACNAAAAAAATGAAAGCGTCTTTGATCGGGGAGATACCGGGATCGAAGGGGAAGAAGAAAAAATTAATCCCCGGGGGGATTGTCCTCTGGATGATTAACACGGACGGTTTTAAAGACACGATTCATTACCGATTGGAGATAGAAGAGGGGAGAATAGGGAGATTCACGTTTCATAATAAAACGAAAATCGATTATTTTGAGCAGTTGCTGGCAGAAGAAAAAAGGAGAGACCGGCAGGGAAACATGGAATGGGTGAAGGTGAAGAAGCATAACCATTACCTTGACTGCACGGTGATCGCTTTTGCGTTGGCCGATATCGAGGCATGGGGAGGTATTAGGGCAAGGTTAATGGATCAGGGAAGGGGAGGCAGGAGAATCTTATCAGCAGGGGTGACGATGTGATTAAACTTCTCTACCGGATCGATGAGGTTGCAGAGATATTGGGAGTATCGAGAAGAACGGTTTATTATCTATTAGAGGAGGGAAAATTGATCGGACACAACGATAAACCCGAAGTAAGCGGCATAAGAATATTGGGATCCTCGATTGAAGAATATGTAAAGAGATATCAATTGCCGCGGGATTATTTTAAGAAACGGGAAAAAGAGGACAAGATTAAACGGAGGATCATATCAAAAGGGGTTGAGTAAAAGATGTGATGGTGACTTCCTATTGATTTCCATAAAAACCTTTGAATATTTTGGATTTTTTGGTGTTGACAATCTCTACATATTGCTTATAATCTCCGTGTCGAACAAGAGGTAGTCATACTCCGATGGGGAAAATAACCAAAGCCATTCTTTTCCCGGAAGTTGATTTTAAGGAGCTTTCCAATAATCCCGAACTGAAAGAAGACTACGTAAGGGAGGAAATAACTTATCCTATTTTAACCAAATTAGGATACCATGGCCCTGCCATAGTCCGGAGCAAAGCCCTAAAACATCCATACCTGAAAACGGGGAGCAGGAAAAGGCCGATTAAGCTAATACCGGATTACTGTCTGACGGTATCCGGCAGTTACGCTTGGGTGCTTGATGCCAAATCCCCTCATGAGAAGCTAGACGATCCCGAGCATATTGAACAAGTTTATAGCTATGCTTCACATGCAGACATCCGCAGCACATATTTTGCCATCTGTAACGGGCTCGGATTCGCCGTCTATCGCAGGGAGCAACCAGAGCGCCCTGTTTTGAGCTTTTCCCTGGACGAAATCGAATACCACTGGAATGATCTGAACAGGTTGCTTTCTCCCAGCAGCTTCCAGATCGGCAAGGAAATCACATACGATACCACAACCGCAACCGCTAAACCCACACAATTTGACTACGCGAACCGCCCCTTGCTCGAAGAAATACCCGTCAAGAAGCAACAGGCAAAAAGGCATTTCGGCGTACATGGCTATTTCACAAAGCAGGCGTGGAATGTTGTTGCCGACTATATCAAGAACTTCACCAAGCCAGGTGATCTTGTTTTCGATCCGTTTGGGGGAAGCGGGGTAACTCCCATTGAAGCTTTGATGAACAACCGCAAGGCTATCAGCATCGATATCAATCCGATGGCGGTGTTCATAGTCCAGGCGCTTATAGCACCGGTTACACCCAATGAATTATCGAACGCCTTTGACAGGGTGACAAAAGAATATCGGGAGAAGGAACCCAAAACGGACGCGCAAGTTGCAAAAGCCCTGAAAAAATATCCTTACCCAAAGGGCATTGTCTTACCTAAAGGCTCTGACGTTGAAACGATTGAAGACCTTTTCAGTAGGAAGCAGTTAGCCCAGCTTGCTCTGCTCAAGGCCATAATCAAGAAGGAAAAGAACAAGAACGTCAGGGATTCTTTGCTTCTGATGTTCTCTGGTCTACTGACGAAAGCGAACCTAACTTATCACACCACTCCCAACAAGCCGCGTGAGGGTCAAGGCGACGCTGCAGCGTTCAGGTATTACCGTTATAGGATCGCTCCCCGGCCGGTGGATGTTGACCTAATGAAGTACTTTGAGTTCCGGTTCAAAAAGGTCGCAGCAGCTAAACGCGAGATGGTATATTTCATAAATGAGAAGACTATCCGTGATATACGAATCGAAAAGGGTACGGCGACAGATGTGAACTGGATACCCAGGGAGAGCGTTGACTACATCTACACCGACCCCCCCTATGGTAAGAAAATTCCCTACATCGACCTGTCAACGATGTGGAACGCATGGCTTGATTTGAAGGTCACCAAAGATGATTATGAGCAAGAAGCCATCGAAGGGGGCGACCGGCATAAGAGCAAGATGGAATACAATCAACTCATCGCTCAAAGCATCCGTGAGATGTACCGGGTGCTGAAGTTCGACCGTTGGATGTCCTTCGTATTCGCCCACAAGGACCCGGAATTCTGGCATCTGATTATCGAGACGGCTGAAAGTTGCGGGTTCGAGTACATGGGAGCTGTTCCTCAGAAGAATGGGCAAACGAGCTTTAAGAAGCGGCAGCATCCATTCACTGTTTTGAGTGGCCAGCTGATAATCAACTTCCGCAAAGTGCGCAACCCCAAGGCCATCATGAAGGCGAATTTGGGCACCGATATCAGCCAGATAGTGATGCAGACAATAGAGGGAATAATTGCAAAGAACCATGGTGCAACCCTTGAGCAGATTAATGATGAACTTATCATAAAAGGATTGGAGCTAGGGTTCCTCGACTTGCTCAAGAAGCAGTATTCTGACCTGACATCCCTGCTGTCCAACTATTTTGACTATTCGGAAGAAACAGAGAAGTTCATGATACGCAGGGATGCCAAATTTGCAACCCAGTTGGATGTTAGGCTGCGGATACGATATTACCTCCTGAGCTACTTAAGGAGGATGGAACGCGAAAAACGCACCCCCACTTTTGACGAAATAGTCCTGAATATTCTCCCTTTGCTTAAAAATGGTATCACGCCTGAAAACCAAACTATCCTAACCGTATTACAGGATATGGGTGAGCAGGTAGGGGACGGATGTTGGCGATTGAGGAGGAACCGCCAGGGAGAATTGTTCAACCACTCAATTGCCTAATTATAGCCAGATAACCAACAATCCAACATGTAATGAGCTTCGGATTATAATCTCTTTTTTAGGAAAATCATCAACCCTCAATGCAGACTGATACTTAGTCTTTACTAATACAAACGCATTAAGTAAAGTGTCATTGCGAGGAGTAAAACGATGAAGGAATCCTTTGAAAAACGGGATTGCCACGCCCTCCGGGCTCGCAATGACAAGTCAAGGGATTTAAAGCGTTTGTATTAGTTGAAAGAAGGATTATCTTTACACTGTCCGTCAACCCAAATACCAATTTGGACAAGTAGTCATTTTTTTGTGCAACAGCGTGCAAAATCCCATAATGCCCCATTGACAAAGCTTGAGACTTGCAGGAAGATCAAAGGGAATGATTAAAAAAGAATAGGGAACCATCCTGATCAGATGGGGAACCCCCAAAGGATTTAGAAAAGGCTCTAATCGTAGCTACGAGCGGTTAGGGCCTTTTCTTTTTGGGGAGGAGAAGATGTGAGGACGTTGGCAGAAGCGCAGGCCCTACGGGATAAAGTGAAATCCGCTTATGAGAGAGCGATTGAAGCGGAATCCTATGGGATCACATCAGGGGGAGAATCCCGTTCCCTGTCCAGGCCAAGAAGCGAGACGCTAAAAAAACAGTTGGATGATCTTGAACTGGAGATCGAGCGGCTGAAAACGGGAGGGATCATTCCAAGGGGGATAACGCCAGTTGGATAAGATCGAAATTCCAAAACCGAATATCGTTGACCGTATCGTGGAATATTTCTCACCGGTAAAGGCCCAGCGGAGAATGAGGGCGAGAGTATTTATGTCCTTGGCCGGAGGTTATGCCGGAGCGTCTCCAAGCAGACGTTCTGTCTCATCGTGGCGACCTACGCAGATGGATCAGGATTCGGCTCTCATCCCGGACTTGGCAAGCTTGAGGACAAGATCCAGGGATTTAGTGAGAAATGCCCCTCTGGCGGCGGGTGCGATCAACACAACCTGCACGCATGTTGTCGGAACGGGACTAAGAATGGAGGCGTCCCTGGACAGGTCGATTTTGAACATATCGGATGAGGAGGCCAATGAGTGGGAATCAAATACAGAAAGGGAGTTTAGGTTATGGGCGAACAGCCAATATTGTGACATAAGGAAAACACAGAATTTTTTGACGATCCAGGATTTGGTTTTCCGGCAGACGTTGGAAAACGGAGAAGTTTTTGTAGCCTTACCAAGAAGATCACCCACCTACAATATACCTTATTCCCTGAGAATTCAGTTAATCGAATCAGACCGAATCTGCAATCCAGACCATAAACCGGATACCGAGAAGATAATCGCAGGAGTGGAAAGAGATGAAGACGGAGCTCCGGTTGCTTACCATATTTTGAACCGGCATCCGGGGAATCTTCTGTTTCTCGGAGAGAATAAATGGCAGAGAGTGCCGGCATTCGGAGATAGGACAGGACTGAGGAATGTTCTGCACCCGTATGTCATGAAGCGTCCGGGACAGACAAGGGGAATCCCTTTTCTTGCTCCGGTCATTGAAACGATTAAGCAGATCACCCGATACACGGAAGCGGAAATTATGGCCGCTGTGGTATCGGGTTTTTTTACGGTTTTTATCAAGTCAGAGACAGGGATGGGTTTCGCACCGATGGCAGGAGAGGGAACGGTCGATTCGGGTGAAGCATCAACGGATGAAGAGATCAGGTTGGGAAACGGAGCGGTCGTGAGTCTGAGGCCGTCAGAATCAATTGAAACGGCTGATCCGAGCCGTCCGAATTCGAGTTTCGACCCGTTTTTGAAATCGATCCTTCAACAGGTGGGGATTGCGCTGGAAAT